GGCCGGCATCAGCGGGTGGTGCCCTCTATGGGCCTATAAGAGCAGAAGTAAGCCGCAGCGTAGCCAGCGGCAGCATGGCAGGCAATTTCGGAGTGTATATAAATGTCACCGGAGCAGCATCATCGGATGGAACCACTACCGCTGCACGTCAGTCCGGAAACCATGCCTTATATATCCCCAATGGGTTCATAACGGGTTTCAGGCTGAGGAATGTGCGAACCTCTTCCGATAGAACCCTGACCGACATGGACAGCGTGGTGTTCAGTACGGCTACGAGCGAGATTACGCTGACTTTACCGTCTTCACCACAACAAGGGCAGATTTATTTCATCCGAAAGGTCGGCAGCGGCAATGTCAAGTTGACGCGTGGGAATACCCAGCACAGGATATGCACGAATTCCAGCTCTCAGAACAACACCACTATTACCCTGGACTGGGGTAAGCTGTGGATCATATTGTGGGATCATATGAACAGTATGTGGACAGCCAACTGGTGCCAATATTAACACAAAAACAGGATATATGAAAGTATTGAATTTAAAAGAATTTAAACTGTTCACCGACATTTCCCACGCCGGGCATATTGTTGTCGACGCCCGGAAAGAGTTTGCCAATGCCATATACATGAGCATGAACGGCATCGTAGCGCATGACCTGGCATTCCGCATCCTCCACAGCGAAGGTGGCATCGAAGTTTCCGACGAGGAGGAATCGATTATCGTCGATACCGCAAAGATGTGCAAGGCGGTCTTCTACGACAGCATCATGTCCGTCCTCAAAGAAGAATAAACGCTCGAAAGGAATATGAAACGCATTCGTATAGGCAAGGACATAGAGATACATTGGCCGATACTTACCAATGGAGAGCAGGTAGCACTCGAAGGGCGCGACCTGAAACTCTTCGTCCATTTGCCTTCGCATATGGACATTCCCGTTGATTTCACCACCGAAGGCAACACCGCCATTTTCACCATTAGCGGCACAATGCAGAAGTCCATCGGGGTGTACCGTCTCACCATGTGGGAGAATTTGCAGAAGAGAGGGCAAACGGCGGTCGACTACTGCAAGGCCTTCGAATTGGTTCCTACGACACTTTTGGAAGGTGGCGAAGACGAAAGCAACCTTACAACGGAAACTGTCGACCTCGAGGCGTCAAGCCTTGTTGTCGGATTGCCCGGCGAGAGTGCTTACGAGGCATTCAAGAAATACAACCCGAATTCCGAACTTACGGAGGAAGAATATGCCGAAGCCCCTATTAACGCTGCAAACGCCGCGAACGAAGCGGCAAAAGCGGCAAATGACGCTGTAAATAAGGTAGGGGATATTGACAAACTCCTTGCCCAAAAGGTCGACAAGGAAGAAGGGAAAGGGCTTTCTACGAACGACTACACTGACCAGGAGAAGGAGAAGCTGGCCGGGCTCTCCAACTACGACGACACGGAGATAAGGAAGGAGTTGTCCGACAAGGTGTCCAAAAAGGAGCTGACGGAGGCTGCGGCGGGCGCACTGGCTGAAGCAAAGTCGTACACGGACACCAAGACAACAGAACTATGGAATAATGTCAGCGATGTGTTTGACGCCACGTCCGAGGAGCTCAACAGCAACATATCCGGCGGGGATGCGCAGACACTGACCGAGGCCAAAAACTATACGGACAAGGCGATCTCAGAAATTCCCACCCCGGACGTCAGCGGCCAGATCGAGCGGCACAACACCTCCCCCACGGCGCATCCCGACATCCGGGAGCTGCTCAACACCTGCGTAGGACTGCCGGAGTTCAACGACAAAACCTACGAGCTGACCTTCACGACAAAGGGCGGTGCCAAGTTCATCATCGACCTGCCTATCGAGATGATGGGGCTGCATTACAACGAGGATACCCAATCTATCGAGTTCGTAAATGCCGACGGCTCCATATCCTCCATCCCGGTTTCTGACTTCGTGAAAGTATATGTCGGCTCTATCGGTTCCGAGATACAGGTTACGGTCGAAGGCTCCGAAATCCGCGCCTCCCTGCTCAACAACACCGTATCCTGGGACAAGTTGACACTTGCATTGCAGGAGATGATTCAGGGCAAGGCCGACCGCACGGAGCTTCCCACGAAACTGTCCGAACTGGAAAATGATTCCGGATATGTGACTTCGGAAGAATTGAATACTGAATTAGGCTACAAAGACCACGTAGCCTACATCCTCAAGGACTTTACGAAGAGCTATTATAACAATACGGGCTCGGACATCACGGATCGGAGCATGGTCGTTACGCCTACGCAGTCAGGCGTGACGTCGAACTTCTCCCTGACCAGCCGCATCCCGGTCGCAGCTTCGGACTTTATTTTCGTGCGCATGAAGCTGCGCGTGGACAAAGAGTGCTCTTTGCGGATCATTACCTATTCGGACAATCTCGACCAGCGGGGCCGCTGGTTCGTCCTCAAGGCAGACCGCACCTACGAAATCTACTACCGCGGCAAGGCGGCGTCGGTAGCGGGAGGGCTGAATGTGGGCACCAGCATATCCGCAGCCACCAATATCGGCCAGAAGGTCACCATCGAGGATTTGATCGTCACGCTCAATAACTATGACGCATGGTGCGATGCCGAGAGCCGGGCCACGCTGAAAAACTTCGACACGGACTCCTTCACCGTGGACGAGGGCGGGACGGGGCATTTCTTCTCGGTCGCGCAGGCGTGCGACTTCGCAAGGGACGCCTTCGATGTCGTGAACAACGCGGTTACGGTGTTTATCCGCAACGGCCTTTACGATCACGAGGCCCCGAAGAATGTGGCGATGGGTTACCCGTATGCGATCATCAACAAGGGGGCGAACCGCATATCGCTTATCGGCGAGAGCCGCGACGGCGTCATCGTCTCGTATGAGAACAACTCCGTGAACCGCGCCAAGATCATCGAGGCGGGCGGCGAATGCACCGTCGCCAACATGACCGTCAACTGCCTGAACGACGAAAGTTATACGGACGCCAGCGCCGGCGGTCACCAAGCCTGCTACTGCGTACATGTCGATTCGGTCTTTGCCGCATCTGAGCGATATTTCACGACGATTCGGAACTGCAAACTCTTCAGTACGTGCCATTCACCCGTCGGCGCGGGCCTTGCCGACAACCAGACCATTCGGTTAGACGGCTGCGAGTGCGTCAGCGACACGCACGTAGGCACTTCGACGGGCGCGGCCACCATCCACGCAAGCACCGATGCTGCGGCGAAAAATATGGCCGTCGAGATCATCGGCTGCCGCCTGCTGTCGCTCGACGGAACCAAAGCGCTCTACATGCCCGACGTGGAGGGCGGCGCTCCCTTCACACAGGTCGACGTCACGCTGCTGGGCAACACCTACTACACGACGGGGCCGGAGATCACCGATGCCGACTTCTTGTCCAGGCACAAGCTCACGCCGTGGTCGGATGCTTCGTTCAGCGAAATTTCGGTTATCGCGCACTCGGACTGCACGCTCGAAGCGCGCGTGACGCACCTCGAAAGGCTGCTCATGGAAATGCTCTCGGGCAAAGTGCTGATCCCGGAGTTGCAGGTGAAAAAACTGGGTGTGTGGGGCGACAACAACCTCGTCGTCACGGGCGAGGGTGCGCCGACGAAAGCCCCCGACCGCGCGGGGCAGTTCTATGTCGATACGAAGAACAACGCGGTCTACCACTCCGTGGGCAACGGCGCGGTGTCGGACTGGAAGAACGCTTAAACTGCATACAACATGTCACAAGTCAACAAATACGCCGACAAGGCGGGTTACACGGCCGACAAGAACCGCAAGGACACACAGTCGGCGGTATCCTACATCGAGGACGACGGAGCGCTCATCTACGACGGCGTGAACGTCGTAGTGGACAAGCCGGCCGCCGGGGTGGGCGACCTCGCGGTCTTCGACAAGACCACGGGGACTATCCGCTTCGTCAAGGGTGCGACGCTTGTTGCAGAGCAGCTGTCGCCGCAGCTTGTCCCCGTGGCCGTGGTCTATGCCCGGCAGGGCGGGCGGGTGCTGATCGTGTCGCTTCGCAATGCGGCAAGCAGCGTTTGCTGGGCGTACTCTTACGAGGTCGCCCTATCTGGCTTCGAACTGTCTGCGGGGGGAACCTTCACGCTTCGTATCTATAATACCGACCACGCATTCACTTATGCCCCGGGTGCGACGCTCGCGGATATCGCCGCGCAGATCAATGCGGACGAGAAGATCAAAAACACTTATGGCTGGACAGCCTCTGTCGATGAAGCAGGGGCACGAATTGTCATGTCGATAAACACATGGTCGCCCAATTATGTGCTTATCAACGTTACGAATGGCTGCCAAATCACCTATCCTCGGGAGAACGTGAGCTATCAGACAACACTCACGGGGATACTTATCAAAGGAACCAGAGAAGAAATTCGCCGCAAGAATGGTGTGAATTCAAATATGGCAGGTGGTGTCCTCGACCAGTTCGCGGAATATTATTCGGAGAGAGGCCAGGCAGCCACAGGACAAAAGCCGGGAAGCGGCATAGTCATTCGGGAGAGCGTTTTCACCGAGGCCGACAACCCCGATCTGGTTGCCGTGTATCCCACCTACAAGGACTACCTGTTCGCCGAGCACATGGCACAATATCCTACGGAGTTCGGGACGATGTTGCAGGATGGCAAGACCAACACGAACCTGATCGGGCGGCTTACCTTCGAGGATATTTACGGCAAAACACAGTACCGCTACCCGGCTGCCGCCGCAGCCCTCGACTTCGGCATCACCGTGGACGGAATGACGACGGGGCTGGAGGCGGGGGCATGGTGGCTGCCGTCGTCGGAAGAGGTCTACCTGCTGATGCACGACAGGGTGCGTTTCGTCGCTGACGTGGAAAAAGACCCTGTAAACCGTACGCTCTTACGCTTGAAAGCTACCACGTGCTATGGTTATTATTATTATGTCCATACTTCATGCGAGATGCAGGAGAGTTACATCTACATTTATAACGGAGGGAACGGCTCTCTGGGCTATACAGGCAAGTGTTATAAATTCTCGTCCCGCCCGGTCTGCGCCTTATAATTATCTGAACCATGGAAACACAACGACAGATCGACACCCTCGAATCACGGCAGCTCGAATTACGGGCAGTCATGGCCAAGTCCGACGATAGGGCGGCCAAATGCAGTAAGTCCGGCCTTGACTTCCGGGCTACCTATCCTCTGGATTATGAGGAGTACGAAGCGGCCAACGCGGAGTACAACGCGAATGAAAAGACCCTTGCGGAGCTGAGGGCCCGGCGTGCCGAAGAGCTGGCCGCCGAAGAAACGGTTATGGACTTTCAAAATATTGAGCAATGAAGATGTATATGACCAACAAGCCCAACGGCGAGCCGTTCTATCCCGTAACCGTAGCCGAGGCCGTGCTTGTTTCCGAAGGAGAAACATTAGCCGCGGTGCTGAAACGGCTCGAACAGAGGATCGCAGAATTGGAGAAGTCGGAAGCGGCGCCCCAGGCGCAGACAAACGTGTTGCCCGAACAATAGAATACACCCTATGGAAGCATTGTGGAGATTTATAGAAAGGCTCTGCGAGAAAGTATGGCAGGTGTCGATAGGCGCCCTGGTGTACATGTTTAACGCCATAGCCCCGATACACGACATACTGACGGCCTGCATGATTATATTCGCCGCGAACTTTTTCACGGGCCTGTTCGCCGGCGTGCTCGTGCAGCACGAAGGATTCATATTCCGCAAGGCTTTCAAGTGCATATCCGAGGCTGCGGTAATATCGGGACTGATGGCCATGATACTGCTCGTCGGGGACAACATCGACAACCACGACGGGGCGATGTCGGCGATCTCGCTCGCAGTATATGCCCTGATATATTTCTACGGGGTCAACATCCTCAAGAACCTGAACCGCATATTCCCGAAGAACCGATACATCGACTTCCTGTACTATGTGCTCTCGTTCGAGATGATTAAAAAGATTCCCTATTTGGAAAACTACAAACAAAAACAAAAGGACAAATGAAAAAGAAATGGATCGTATGGAGCATCGTTGCGGCCGTGGCCGTAGTGCTCGGAATCGTATTCCCGCGTTACATCCTCGTGGGGGTTGTTTGTGCTATGGCCGGATGGGTCGGGCATATCCTGTACACTAAACACATCGCGCAATGACACGAGGGCTCAGAAACAACAACCCGCTCAACATCGAGAAGACACGGGGCGGCAATCCCTGGCAGGGCGAGGTCGTGCCGTCGAAAGACAAGCGTTTCGCGCAGTTTACGACGGTGGCATACGGCTATCGAGCTGCCTTCAAGCTGTTGAACAACTACCAGCGTAACTACGGGCTGGACACGATCCGCAAGATGATCGGCCGCTGGGCCCCGTCGGAGGAGAACCACACGGACGCCTATGTCCGCACCGTGGCGGAAAGATCGGGGGTGCCCGCCGACAGCCGGATCACCACGACCAACCGCGACGTGATGGTTCCCATCGTTGCGGCCATGTCGTTCGTAGAGAACGGCGTCGAGGCCAAGATGCTCGACGTGCAGGCCGGGTGGGAGTTGTTTGTAAAAGCATGAAACGCCTGATTCTCTACCTGCTCGCCACCCTTTCGGCCGGGGCCCTGCTCTTCGGCTGGGGATACCGCAGGGGCGCCGCGTCGGTGGTTGTCGAAGAAACGACGCGTATCGACACGGTGTTCTACCCGAGACCGGAACCGCTGCCCGGCACGTACCGCTTCGCCGACATCTCGGTGCCGGTGCTGCTCTTCGCGCCGCCCGACACGGTAACGGAGACCGTCGTTGTGAAAGTCGGGGCAGACAGCGTGCAGATGAAGGTGGCAATGGAAACACGCCCCTACTCGGACAGCACCTACCGGGCACAGGTCAGCGGGCCCCGGATCGGCAACCTGCGGCCGACGCTCGACTGGATAGAAACATACAACTGCACTACCACCCGACAGCAGGTAGTCACCCGGCGGAGCCGCTTCGCCCTGACTGCCGGGATCGGGGCGGCGTACACGCCGCAAGGGTTCCAGCCTACGGTCGGCGTAGGAGTAGGTGTTATTTTATGGCAATTCTGACAGGTATGAAGATAATTTATAACGACATCATCCCCTTCAAGGGATACAAGGCTATCAATCTGTTCGGGATCGTATTTGCCCGCAAGTCCGCCCGCCCGTTGTCGGATAAAAATAAAAACCACGAAGCGATACACACCGCACAGATGAGAGAACTGTTATATGTGCCCTTCTACATCGTCTACCTATTGGATTGGGTATTTCACGGCTTCAAGTACCGAAGGATAACTTTCGAACAGGAAGCATATGCCCATGAAGATAACCCTGAATACCTTGAAATACGAAAACACTACGCGCAATGGAAGAGATGATTTACATATACTGGGATGACTTCCAATCGGTTGTAACCGAATAACGGGCCTTGGGGTACGGGCATAAAAAAGTCCCCAACGCTTTCCCGCATATACCACTATACGATTGTGCCAACGCACCACATTGAGGACTTATTCCTTGAATCGGTGTGTTGGCTTTTTGTATAGTGGTATAACAAATTTATAATAAAAAATCGGGAAAGTATATGCGTAAATCAGAGCTTTTTGCACAAATACTCGAATGTGTTGCATTTGAAACTGAAATAGCTAAGGAACAAATCCTTTCGAAGGATAAATTTCAAGATGTGGTCGATGCGCGCTACATGCTCGTACACTTCTGCCATAAAAACGGCATGTACACCACCGACATCGCCCGGATGATGCGGTTCTCCCGACGCGCCATAGAGAAGATGGTCGCCGGGTTCGATGAACGCAAGCGATACAGCCACCCTATATTCGAAATACAGTGCGAACTTATTGCGAAGAAGTTGCCTCCCATCTGCGCCCCAATGAATTGATATGCCTGCCGCCCGCAGCCACCTTTGCAATGTTGCAACAGGTGAACGCCCGGCCTTGACAGGGGCGGCAATCATTCAATAATTATTAAAAATGGGTTCGGATAAAACTTATATTTTCGATGGAGGCGGCTCGGGTGGCGGCCTTGACATCGCGGCTCTCGTCTCGTCAATGATGGGCAACAAGGGCATGGATCCCAACCTCGTAGCGGCACTCATGAACGGTAACAACAACCGTGGTGCATGGGGCGGTGACGGG